GTATTGCAGCGCAATCTTGGATGGAGATTCTTGGGATTTGGCGGGTGACAACCTTCGGGTGGGTAATGATCGTGACCCCATCACTGCCCTGATGCCCGGACAGAACTTTGACCTGTATGTTTTCAAGGAAAGAAGCATTTACAAGGTCAACGCTGACCCAACCCTCCCTGTATCGCAGTGGAGCATCAAGTTAATCAATAACCGGATGGGTTGCGTGGCCGATGCCACTGTTCAACAGGTGGGTGCGGATGTTTACTTCCTTTCACGGGATGGAGTTCGCTCTTTGCAGACAATTCAAGCTGGCACGGAGACGGATGTTAGCCTTCCCATCAGCCGCAACATAAACGACCTCATAGGGCGCATCAATCAGGCTGCTGTCAGCACTTGCACGGCAATCCACTGGAGAAACAGGTACATATTGTCTGTCCCATTAGATAATGCCATATATCCCGACCATGTATTGACCTTTAACCTCTTGGCAGGAGCTTGGTGCGGTTACTGGACGGGATGGGACGCGAGAGACTTTGTAATAAGCGCATTTGACGGGGAACTGAAGCTGAATATCGCCACGCAGAACGGTGAGCTTTATACTTGGGACGATATTAACCCCGAAGACTCCACCACCATTGCAGATTACAAGGATGGCGGTTCAACCTACGAATCTTTCATCAAGACCCGCGCATACACCTTTGGCGAGACTTGGGGAGACAAGATCGGGTACTCAACCCAGTTCAATCTGGACAACACCCATGCGGATGCAGTTACGGGTGACATTAAATATTACACAGACCTTTCCTCCTCCGCCAGCACGCTTGATGGGAGCCTATCGCTTCCCGGTTCAACGAACCTGATTCGGAAAGGCTTTAATATGTTGAGCAAGGGAAGATTTAATCAGTTACAGTTTAGAGTGAAGGCAGATGGCGGAAGGCTTGCGCTGCATTCAGTCCAGTCCAGTGCCTTTGGACAACCAATAGACCCTGAACGATGAACAACGTGGATGCCATGTCAATTTGGATTGCGGAACTGTTCAGGCGGCGTCTGGATCATTGCAAGGATTGGCCGCAGCAAAGATTGTTGGATTGGGTGAAGTGGTTTGTTATCAAGGGTAGATACTTGGTTTCAGTTCGTAACGGTGAGCTGGTAGGCGCGGCAGTGTTACGCTATGTTGACAGTGAAGCGGATTGCCGAAAGGACTACTGCGATACAGGCGGAAAGATTTGTTATGTGGACGCTACCGTGGCGACTCGACCGGATGTGATGAAGGAAATGTATACGGAAATGTGGAACAAGATCGGGAAGGATTGCAATTTAATCGCTTGGGTACGACCCAAGCATGACAGCAAGATTGTGTGCGTACCTATGGAGCGTGCGCGGCGACATTTAATTAAGGAATAGATCATGGGAAAACCGAGCGTACCAACCCCACCGACACCGCCCAGTCAGCAGGAGATTGCAGAGGCAACTGCCGAAACCGCAGAACATATGGCAAGACTCCAGCGTGCCATGGAGTTTGGCGAGGAGATGTTGCTTCACGAGGTTGCGGATGACGGAACCACCACGCGCTACGAGAAGACCAAGACAGAAATTCCGACAGGATATGAGCCTGTTTATTCAGATGAAGAGATACAAGTAAGAGGCCCAGCATCAATTGTTGTTGACAGAGCAGACCGTAGATACCGTGACGGAACAGGGAGAACAGTTGATTTTGATGACTCCGGTAATTTAACGCAAGGGGTTAAGATAGGTAATAAGGAATTCCCGTCAGGCACGCACTGGAGTGAACTTGATCCAGCAATAAGAGAACAAACAGGTCATAAATATGATTCGGTTTTTAGTGGCTCGCGATCCATGACCCAGAGCGTTAGGACTCTAGCGGGATATGAGTCTCCAACTGGCCCTCCACTAAAAGCCAACACTTACTCAAAGGTTGTCAGGAAACCCGATGGAACGACCACCCGCACCACGGTGGATCGTGATGAAGCTGTTGATGTTGATTTCACAGGCGTAGGTGACTTGGATCGCGCACTCAAGCGTTGGGAATTTGAGAAGGAAACCTCCACTGAAGTTGCAGATTTCATGCTGCAAATGGAGAAGGAGTATGGCGCACAGTACGTTGACCGTGCGAGAGAGTTAATGATTCGCTCTGACCCCACAGGGCATGATGCGCGTGAGATGCTGGGCAAGTTGGCGCAGGAATACAAACCCGGAGAGCTTCCAGAGTTACCTGAACTTGAGAGGATGGCTGGCCCAGAGTTGCTGGAAACAGTTGGGCTTGCCCCGACTCTGCCTGAAGTTGGACTGGGCGATGTGCCGGAATACGAACGGGCAGGAGCATTCGGAGATTTAGGAAGACTAGGCGCAGAGCCTACGCTAGAGGAGTTGTCGCGGGGAGAGGCTCCGGGGTTGGAGCGAGCGGGAGAGATGGACGCTCTACGCAGGGCGGAAGCTGCACCTGAATTTGGTCAGGTAGGGGCAGGGCCGGAATTTGAGAGAGCTGCCGAGATGGAGGCACTGGAGAGGGCGGAAGCTGCACCAACACTTGAGAGGTTGGCAGCAGAGGACATACCCGAAATCCCCATTGACCCTGAATCCCTAGCAGGACGGCAGTTTGCCGAGAGACAATTCTTGGATAGAGCGCAGTCAGGCAGGACAGCGCAACTCATGGGCGAGAGAGCGAGGAGACTTGCAAGGGGCAGAGCTGCCGGACTTGGAAACATCTTTGGTGGTGGAGCTGTGATTGAAGAAGCGGCACAGGTACAGGAAGCCGAAGATGCCGCTCAACGTGCAGCAATGGGCGACCTCATGGGATTCCTGCAATCAGGTCAGACGGCTGGTGACTATCAGGCGCGAGTGGCACAGCAGAATTTACAGAACAGGTTGTTGGGAATCCAACAGCGTACTGGTGCTGAAACGGGCGAGTTCGGCATGGGAATGCAAAGGCTCGGAGCAGACCGTGAAGCTGACTTGCAGGAGAGAGCCGATCAACTTGGCGCACTGGGTCAGCGTACATCAGCCGAGCAAGCGGAATACCAGAACCTTCTTTCACAGTTGGAGCAGCAGAACACTGCAATGGAGAGAGGCTTCCAGTTGGATATTCAGGCGGCAGGATTTGACAATGAGGCAGCTTTACGAGAACGCACAGATCAACTCTCCGCAATAGCCCAGCGTACCGGAGCCGAGCAGCAGGAGTTCGCGAACCTCGGCCAGATTGTTTCGCAGATGAACCAAGCGAGGACAGGCCAATTTGGCATGGGCGGTCAACGGCTTGAAGCCAACACCATGCAGCGTATGCGAGAGCGGCAGGATGAGCTGGGCGCATTAGCTCAACGCAATCAAGCGGAGGAAGCCGAGTATCAGGGCTTGCTTTCCGCTCTTGGTCAACAGGCAGGAACCAGACAGGCACAATACGGGTTGGATATGCAGGGTGTACAGCAGCGTAACGTGGCTGCACAGCAGGATTTGGCAGCGCAACAACAGGCAATGGCACAGCGCAACCAAGCTGCACAGCAATCCTTTACGAGCGCGATGCAGAAAGCTGGTACGCAGGAGCAGATGAAGCAGCAGCAGATGGCTAACCTTCAGAGCTTCTCTGGATTAGCTCCGGTTGCCAGTCAATTTGGAATGTTGCCGGGAGCGCAACAGGCAGCGCAAGCCAACTTTATGCCGCTGCAATATCAGCCCACCAATGCGATGGGACTGTTGCAGGGACAGCAGAATCTCGCGCAACAACAGTTTGGCACACAGGCAGGGATGTGGGGTCAACAAGCACAGATAGCTGGGCAACCCAGTGGGTTTGGTCAGCTTTTAGGAACTGTAGCTGGCGGTTGGGCTGGTACTGCTGCTGGTGCTGGTAAGATTAACAAACTCTTTGGAGGATAATGATTTATGGCTGATTTTTGGGGAGGAGTAGCAAAGGGATTCGCGCCAGCTTACGAGAGCGCGAGGGAGAGGCGTATTCGTGCCGAGGAGCGTGCGGAAGACCGGAAGTATGCCGATGAATTACGCGATAAGCAGTGGAAACGGCAAGTTGAAGAGCGCATGAAGTTGTGGCGCAGGGAGGATGCTCAACTGCGAATCCAACGCGAACAAGCCCTGCAAGACCGCGCTGATGCTCTTGCTGCTGGTAACGCAGCAAAGGCACAGGAAGCCGAAGCGATAATTCAATCCTTGGATAGAGAAATCAGAGAGAAGGTTCAACCCCAACCCCCTCCCTTACTTGGTGGGCCAGCAATGGGGAAACCTGGCGCACTGTCCATTGCCAATCAAGAATGGCCGGAGCAAGACGGCTACCCACATCCATTTGAGGGTAGCCCAGATATGATGGAAAGCATCAGGCAAGCTCTTTCAGAGGAGAAAGGTGAAATATCTCTTGCCTCCAAAATTGCTGCTGCCAAAAAAGGAGAAAGGTTGCAGCAAGCCGCTGATGTGGTGAGTGCGCAAAAAGGTAAACTCGCCGCTGTCCACGAGCATGAAATAGAGAAGGCACTTCCTGAAGTTGAAAGGATAGCCAATAATTTGATGGGGGAAGAGCAATTTAAAGCATACAAAGAAGGCTCTCCAAACTGGAAAAAGGAGTTGGGATCACAAGTGCCGATGTGGAGAAAGTTAGCCCTAGATGTTTCAAGCTTTGAAGCGCACAGGGATGAGCTAAAAGAATACGCACCCAAAGAGGCGGAAGATTTTCCACTTGAGAGGGATGCTCTAGGAAGAATAAACATTGTGGCTCCTGACGGGCGGCTAGTGTCGCGACCTGAAGATGTGACGGCACAGTTGCCAAAACTTGTTGCGCGAGTTGAGGCGCACAGGGCGGCTGCTAATGACAAGCTCGGAGAAGGCAAAGTCTTCAGAGAGCGAGCTTTAGTAGTGAGGGCGAACCTTGCACTGCCGCTGGATGCCCCTGATGAGGCTGTTCGGGCAGCTCTAGCTGCCGCATCCACATCCACATCAAAACTACCTTACAAGTTTGTTTACAAACGGCACCCACTTACATTTGCGGTAACAGATGTCGCTATTGAGCCTCTGGCTGGGGCAGATATGACAAAGGAGAATATGGAGAGGGCGAGGAGGCAAAGAGCCAATATTCTGGGAACGTTAACCGACCCAGATTTTGAGCCTGATATGGCCCCAGTCGCGCCCCCACTGCCTGAAAAAGACAAGGCAATTCCGGCCCCAGTCCTGCCCCCACTGCCGGGAGCAGGCAAGGCTATGCCAAAGGTCGGGGAAGGGCCGGTTCCAAAAGCCATAACCGTGAACATTGAGACAACGGTTTTTGATGATAACCCAACCAAGAATGCGGAAATTAAAAAGATTCTTTTGGCAAACCCTGAAGGTGTCCCATTTGAGGCGAACGGAATGACATGGATAAGGACGGGCAATGTCCTTGAAGAGCAACCCAAGTAAATGGCCGAAACCCAAAATACACCACCCACTTGGAGCGACTTACTCCCCACGAAAGAAAAGGATGATAAGAAGCCAAGTTGGGCTGATCTCCTAAAGGAACCACCGCCCACCTTTCAGCAACCACTAATCTCTGGCGGCAAGTTAACTGCCGAAGAGATTGAGAGACTACTGGATAAAACCCCCGGTCAATTAAAGGCGCAAGGATTAATGACGGGAGATGTCAAGGAACCCACGGTTCCCTTGGAGGACTATCCTTCAGTGCAGAAAAGAACAATGCGCTCCCAATTGAGGTATAGAGGAGGCATAGCCCCCATACCAAAGTCAGAAACAGGTGAGGTGGTTTATGGGCAAGCGAAGCCAGACTTGCCAGCGTTTAGGAAAGCATTGCGGTATGAGGGAGCGGGGGCTGAACCGAAGAGAATAGCGGAGTGGCAAGAGGATGTTGTTAAAAAGCCATTTCGGGAAATGCGAGAAAGTGCTGCTGAAATGGGGCCGATTGCTGGGATGATCTATGGGGCAACGCAGGGGGCTAAAGTTGGGCGTCCATTAGTAGGCGGCGTATTAGGCGGCATCGGTGGTGCGATGTTCTCAAAGCCTCTCCTTACAGGGAAGCCAGCCACCGTCCCAGAAATGGGAGAGGCGGGAGTGTGGGGTCTTTTGCCACAGGGGCGCATTCTCAAGCCATCCCTCTCGCGAATCAAGAATGTTTTAAGGGGAGCAGGAGAGGTTGGGTCTGTCGGGGCTGCGGCAGCACAAACCAGAGAGATATTGGAAACCGGGAAGCCCCTTTCAGCCACCGAAACAATTAGGCACGCTACCTTCCCCGCAGTCCTCGGAGGTGGAATTGGGGCCATGGGCAAAGCCAAGAAGCTACCACAGTTCCTCTCGCAGAAAGAGCAAAACCTAGCCGACACCTATGCGGTATTTGAAGCCATCGGAGAAAAGCCCCCGCCCTCCATCATTAAGCGCATAAAGGATTCGGGCGATGACCTACGCACTATTCTGCTTGCCAGAGCGCGGCCAGTTGAGGTGGGTGAACGGGCGATTTATGATTATTACAAGAAAGAGTTGCCGAAGCTGGATATGGCAGCGCAACTAGAGCAACTTGCTGGTTCCCCTGGTAGAGCGGAAGCTGCGGTGCATCCATTCAGGCAGGAGGTAATGAAGCCCATTCACCGATTGGCTGGGCCATTAAGGCAATTCTTCCCAAGTCTCCAGAAGGAGATGAGGGATGACTTTAGTACCTATATGCTACTGAAACGCACAGTGGATCGCCTTCAGTCAGCGGAAAGAACTGCTGCGGAGATAAAGGAAACCTCAACCCTCCTTAAAAAACTAAAGAGACTGCGGTCTACAAAGAAAAGGAAAGTCGAGATTGGGGAGCTTGAGAATAAGATTGCAGGATTAAGGCAACGATCAGGCAAGGAGGTAGGCAAATTCACAATCAAGGAGGCTCAAACTCAACTGAAAACTTTAGAGGAAAAGCTGGGGTCAGTTCGCTTCTCCCAACTGAAAGAGATTGGAGAGAAATATCAACAACACGCTGACACGGCATTGAGGCGTCAAGTGGAGTCAGGGCGCATTTCACAGGAGAGTTATGACATCATCAAAGCTGATAACGATTTTTACGCGCCGTTCAGGCTCTTGGAATACGCTGACAAGCCATGGCAGTTAAAGCGCATCAAGGGAATCAAGGGCGACGAACTCCCCAAGATGAAAGATATGGTATCGGCCTTGGACGAAGTTATTTGGACAACCTCACAAATGGCAGACAGGAATGAGTTCCTGCTGAAGTTCAAGAAACTGGCTGACGTAGATAAGGACGGGGTGTTCATACAGAAAATCAAGGAGTCAACAAAGGTTCCCAAGGGGTTTGATAAGATAATGGTATTGGACAGGGGCAAGCCTCTCTATTATCAAGTGGAATCAAAGATAGCCGATCCCATTAAATTCTTCCAAGGAGGGAAGGCGGATGAAATGTTAACCGGGTGGTTGGGCAAGTTATCAGGTTTTACCAAGGGGTTTTATACTTTGTATAATGCAAAGTTCCAAATAGCCAACCTTCTTTCGGCTGACGCGCCCACTGCCGCTCTCATGTCTGATTTCGGGATTTATATGGGAGGCCCAAAGGCAGCGACAAAGCTCCAGAAAGCCAACAAGATTCTTGACCCTATTGTTTTCGGCATTGAATTTGCGAAAAGTTTAGCGTCTGGAGGGAAAGCAAAGTTTGGCGTGTACGATGAGCATTTTATGAATGCGCTCAAGAGCGGAACGATGCGTAATACGCTCCAGGCCATGCTCACCCCAGAGGCTATTACTAGCTACAAGCCTCTTGGGAAAGGCACGTTCAACATCATAAAAAATGCAGGGGAACTTGCCAACACTGTTGAGGAGGCATTTGCGATTCAAGGCGTCATGCGTGCCATGCGGAAAAGGGGCATGAAGGATGTGGAAGCGTGGAGAAAGCAATACCCTCAAGACGTTACCGAGATACGGAGGCTCCACGGATCCCCAGATTTCAATAGGTTGGGGAGTGGTTTGCCAAACTTTTCAATGCAACGTGCCAACCTTCTTTACTTCTTCCTGAATGCACGGATACAAGGTCAGGTTAGGGATTTGGAAAGGCTCGGCAATGTCACCAACACCAAAAAATGGCTTTATGCCATGGGAAGAATGGGGTCAACCGTGGGAATGGCTACGGCATTTAACCATCTTCATAACAAGGAAAAACACGCTGATGAGTTGGCTAAAATCCCCGATTACTGGAAGAAAAATAACTGGATAGTCTTTGGGAATAAATACATCACAAACCCGCATGATCCAGAAGGCGGGAAGATACTGGAGCATACAGCCGTCCAAAAGCGCGAATCAGCAAAGTTGTTTTCCAATACTGTTGAGTTTGTAATTGACCGGATGAAGGATGATGACCCGGAATCATACGCGGATTTCCTTAAAAATATGGCTGAAGTGATTTCGCCCATAAACATTGAGGGCGACACCCCTAAAGAAAGTTTTGAGAGTGCATTGGCTGGGTTCAATCCGTGGCTACGCGCACCGGCAGAAGTTTATTTCAATAAAAAACTTTGGCAACATCGGCCAATCTTGCCGCGAGGAGCGGTGGAGAGATTTCCAGAATTACAAGTTACTCCCCGCACCAGACCTGTCTTTGAGGGGTTGGCCCATGAGATTTCCATGAAAACGGGGGGCAAATACTCTGACGCATTAGGTGTTCCCATTGGAGGCAAAGCCCCTAGTTGGATGCGCTCACCAGCAAAGCTGGAACATTTATCAGATGCGTTGACAGGAGGGCTATTCACTCAATTCGTTCCCAAGCCGAAGGTGGTGGGGCGTGATGATTGGCGCAACTCATGGTTGATGCGAACTGTGGGTTCAAGGTTCCTGAACCCAGGATACCTTCCACAAGACAAGGAGTTGGAAAAGAAAAGGAGAGAGGCTGGGAAATGGGCGGCTTCAGAGGCTTTTGCTGGGATTAGAGATGCAAAGGAGTACATCGCTCTGGGCAGAAAAGCTGGGTGGTCTGACGAGGGGATTATGGAACAGGCGAAATCAAGGTACAGGCTTGGGGGGAGAGGCATCACTAGGGAGAATATAAAAAACTTTAAGATGGTTGAAAGAGTTTTCGCAGAACTCAAAAAGGAACAACTGCGCGGCACTCCGGGGTGGGATATAAAAAGTTTGTCCAATTATCCAGCCAAACAAAGGGCCGGGTTAATAATGCACATGGCAGAACAGTTGCCAATGTTGGCCGACCTTCCAGTTGCTCGCGCTGATTTTATTACGCAAATGGTGGAGGAAAGATACGCAACACCGGAAACGATGAGGTGGATGGGAATACTGAACCTTGAGAGGATAGAGGCTGGCAAGAAGGGACTGTTGCCTCCAGAGCTAATGAAGAGTATGTTTCCACAACTGAACAAAGAAGAGTAAAACGACGAGGCGTGCTGGGGGGCGGCACATGAAAGGAAGTACAGCAGAAAGTTTTGTTTGTTTTGGAGACGCACACGGGGATATGTGCAGTCGCTCCACGATTGATGCCCTTGAGAAGCACATCGCTGAATTAAAACCGAAGCATCGCATTTGCCTTGGCGATATGTTTGATTTGCGGAGCCTACGCAAAGGAGTAAGCAATCAGGATTCAGAGCATTACGATTCTTTAGTGAGCGATCTCACGCAGGGCTACAATATGTTGGAGCGGTTACGCCCCACGGTTTTTCTTAACGGCAACCACGAATTTAGGCTCTACAACACTGCCGAGAATGCAGCCAGCGGGATTGTGCGCCAGTATTGCCAAGAGGGGGTTGAAAAGCTGGAGAAGTATTTGAGGAAGATGGGATGTAAGGTCTACCCGTACCACTACGATCAAGGAGTGCATAGGATTGGCTCGGTCGCCTTTGTCCATGGCTACACGGCCAATATGGCGGCGGTTAAACAGCACGCAGAGATTTACGCTGATCCTGGTGGAGCAGTTGTCATGGGGCATTTGCACAGAATTGAGGCAGTTCAAGCCGTGCGGCACGGCGGAGCGAAGGGTTACAGCTATGGTTGCCTCGCGGATATTCCTAAATTGACATACGCCTCACTTCGCCCCGCCACAATGCGTTGGAGCAATGGCTGGGTCTTTGGTATAGTGGGTAAGGGCAAGAAAAACTTTAAAATATGGCAAGCCGAAAAAACCAACGGAAAGTGGATTCTTCCCACCAATCTGAAGGAGATTTAACCGATTGGGCGAAAGCTCTACAGTCAGTGGTTGAGCCTACAGATGTTGTGCCTGAAGGCTTTTATACCATCAGCGAGTTGGCGGCTAAATTAAATATGTCCTTGTCCACCGTGAGAAGAAAAGTTTACCAAATGAAGGAGGACGGCACGGTGGAGATGCGTAAATTTAGGAGACAGGGGCCGGTAAAGATTTACCCCGCTAACCATTTTAAGATTTTGGAATGAGATTCCCCCCGCAACATAGTTTAGTGGAATGCCACTGGGTGGATGTGGTTGGGGTTATAAACTCGGAACTCTCCAAGTGCGTACCGGCAAAGTGCGTAACGGTTGGGCGGCTAATCAAGATTGAGAAGGATTATATCGTGATCGCATCAAGCATCTACGAGGGCGAAGGAGAAGACCCCACCATTGACGGGTGTGCGCTGCCTCTTCAGCTTATCCTGAAGTGCCGCAAAGTTACTTCCCCAAAATGTATCGGCAAAGCTCAATAAACGTGCGCTTGGGCCTTCTCTTGGCCTCAACCCGATCCATGGTATCCACCACAGAGCGGGATATGAATTGAGAGCGGCTCATGCCCACGCGCTTTGCCATTTCGTTTACGCGCTTGAGTTCTGCGTCAGTCATTCTGAACGCGACGAACGTGGATTTGAGTGATGATTTCTTTCTGGTTATCCTAGACATCTGCACAAGGTATCCACAGCGTGACACAAAGCAAGATAAAACATCACATTGGGAACAAGTTGATGATGGGGTAAGGGGCCACCCGTGGCAGTAAAGCCTAGGTTCATGTCGCCACCGAGAGGCCACCCGCTTTGCAAGATACAGTTTTCCAGTAGTAAAACAAACATAGGCATCGGTTTAGAAAACCGATGACTATGTGCTACCGCTACGGGGATAATTCACGTTTTTCGTACTGAAGCGTGGCGACCTATACACCTATTTACGCCTAAATACCCCTTGACAGGGGCCACCGAGGGTGTATCTTGCCCTCCGCGTTGAGGTCACTGGACACAGTGTGCAGCCCTCATAAGAGAAAGCTAGGATATGAATATAATAAAAGACCCCAAGAAGCCCGAAGGAACAAAGCAATACCGTGTCACTTTTACTGTTAAGGGAAAAAGGAAAAAGAGGTGGTTTGCCAGCAGGGCCGATGCCGAGAAGTTTGTTGCAGATCGGGAAAATGAATTGTCAACCTACGGTGCATCCATTGCTGACCTGTCCAGTGAGCAGCGCATGGACTTGAGTAGGATCGCCAAGCTATCGCGTGAGATGGATTGTTCCCTATTTGATGTCCTTCAGATTTTAAAAGAGAAGGATACCGATTCGGCCCTAAAGGATGATGTGCCGGTGAGTGAACTGTACTGGGACTTTCGCGATTCGCTGGTCAAGAAGGGCTTACGAGAAAAAAGCATTGAATGCCTCCTGTATGCCGTGCAGGGGTTTTACGGCTACCAGGATGTGAAGGTGAGGGAGGTTACTGACCAGTTCGTTTTGGATTACCTCAATCACAATGGATGGAGCAACAACACAAAGCGGCTCCGCCGGAATCAGCTACATCAATTCTTTGCGTGGGTGAAGCGCGAGGACTACCGGCGGGACAATCCGGTTGCCAAGATTAACTGCAAGGAGGAGTTCGGAGCATATCAAGGCAAGGAAGATGTGGCCGTATTCTTTCCCGACGATGTGCGGAAGCTGTTTGAAGTATGCCGCAAGCATGATCCAGAACTTCTCCCGTACTTCGCGCTTGGAATCTTTTGCGGCGTGCGCCCCAATGAAATTGCTTCCGTGCATTGGCGGCATGAGTTCCCCGCCAAGAAGTGGAAGAAATTGCCGAGCTACGTCTGCTTGGAGGCAAACGCCGTTTACATTTCAAGAGGCGGATCAAAGACGCGGGAGAAAAGGGAAGTCCCTCTACAAGACAATGCGAAGGCGTGGCTTGCGCTAGGTGGAGACTTGCCAGCCATGCGAAACATACGCCGCCGGAGGGACAGGATTAAATACATTTCAGGCGTAACATGGGGCAAGGATGAGTCCGACATAATGAGGCACACCTTTGCATCGTGCCACCTCAAGCACTTCCGCCACGAGACGGATTTGAAGACTGCAATGGGGCATTCCATTAATACCACCACCCTGTTCACTCATTACATCGGCAGCGCGATTACGCCTCCCATGGCCAAGGAATTTTGGGACATTTACCCCTAGTCCCAACCTATCAACAACCCGTGAATAAGCTGTGAGCGAGATGCTTGCAGCTTTTTCTTTGCCCAGATGACTTCAAAGCCATACTTGGAATTCGCATGATGCTAACCGTTGACCAAGTTGCAGAGAGATTTGAGGTGACTCCCGAAACAATTAGGCGTTGGGTTAGGAGGGGGAAAATCAAAGCAAGGAAGATAGGCTACCGCACCCTCCGCTTCCGACTAGCCGACATCGTAAAATTTGAGGAGGGACGATGAGCGACGAGTACGAATATAAATCCGGCGTCATTACGCAGGACGGAGATGACCTTGAACTCAACACCATGCTTTCCACCGCTGAAGTCGCGTATCTTATTGGCGTGGACGGTTCAACGATCCGCCGTTGGGTTCATGCGGATAAGCTCAACGCCATCAAATTCGGTGACGCCAAGACGGCATCCCTGCGATTTACAGCGAAGGAGATAGACAGATTTATTGATGAGAGAGGGAATAAAGTAAATGCCAAGAAAAAATCCAAAGATGAGTCTGCAACTAATTAAGCTAGACCCGCCGAGGGGCGGATTTTGCTACATATGTGAGGACTACGATTCAGTAGTGGTCACAGGCGATGCAGCCATTGAGCGCACCATCTGCGCGGATTGCTCTGCCGATGCGCTCGCACTTGAGAAATTTATGTGCGTGACTTTTCCATCTTGGGGGATGCGCCATCCGCGTCCCTACGAAACGCATATGTTAAACGTAACCCGACAAAACTTTTTATAAAATCTATGACACAACTAACAACTAATACTAAAAAGCTGAAGGACTTGATCGGTTCCGACAAGTTCAAATCAGAAATGGCCTTGGCCCTCCCTAAACACCTCACGCCCGACAGAATGGCGAGGGTTGCCCTTACCACGTTACTCAAGACACCCAAGCTGGGAGAGTGTGACCCAGCCAGCGTGCTGCAAGCCTTGATGACTTGTAGCCAGCATGGCATTGAGCCTGATGGTCGCCGCGCCCACCTCATTCCGTACGGCAAGCAATGCCAGTTAATAATTGACTACAAAGGCATAGTTGAATTGGTCATGCGTTCGGGTAACATAAGTTACATCCATGCAGACGTTATTCATGCCAATGACGAATTTGACTATGATCGGGGCGAATTAAAGGCCCACAAATACGATCTGGGGGCAGATAGAGGTGACTTGGTAGGTTGCTATGCCCTCTGTCGCTTCAAGGACGGTACAGAGAAATGTGAGGTGATGAGCAAAGCTGAAGTGGAAGCAATCCGCGTTCGCAGCAAGGCTGGCAAGAGCGGCCCTTGGGTCACTGATTGGAATGAGATGGCGAAGAAAACCGCCTTCCGCCGCCTATCCAAGTGGCTCCCCATGGATGGAGAAGTTCGCGAGGCATTTGAATCGGATGACACGCAATTCAAATTCAACAAGCCCCAGCGTGCCAAGGCTACGCATTCAGATATCTTCACAGAAAATGTTGCCGAGGAGGAAACCGAGGAGGTTTCGCCGTGAACTGCAACGGCGATGTCAGGATGGGGTGGCCGAGTGCTTCAGCAATGGAGAACTTGTCACTCTGTCCCGGCTCCTTCTCGGCGCAGAAAGATATCAAAGAAGAACAGATGTCCTTTGATGCCGTGAAGGGCATCCGCATCCACAGCTACTTGGAGGGCAAGCAAGAGCTAATACTGGATGTTGCGGAGCAGGATATTGCCGATGAACTGGAAGCCAAGCGCGAGCTTTTGGAAGCAGAGGTTTTCCCCCGCGCCAAGAAGATCGTAACAGTAATGCGAGAGCATAGGATGTGGCTGTCACCTCCCGCCTTTCCCGCTCAAATCAACTTCTCCGGCATGGCTGACCACATTGTGATTCAAGGGGGAACCGCTTTGATTGTTGACTACAAAACAGGTCGCGGAGAAGTAACCCCAAGTAGCCGGAACCTCCAGCTTCTCGCCTTGGCGGTTCTTCTGAAGGAAAACTACCCCAAGGTTTCCAAGGTTCATGCTGCCATCCTTCAAACGCGGGAGTCTGTGGAGGTGGCAACCTTCACCACAAAGCAATTAAGGGCTGGAAAGGAATTAATAATGAACATCCTAGAGATTGCGCTAACGCCATCGGCTCGGAGGTTCGCGGGAGAGAAACAATGCAAATGGTGCAAATTCAAGACCAGTTGCCCCGAAGCAATGGGAGCCATGCTCACTCTTGTGCAGGTGACAGAGTTGTGCGACCCCACAAGATTCGCGGAGCTGTTGGATTATGTTGGAGTAGCCAAGAAGCTCATTCCTGAAATTGAGAAACGCGCCAAAGAGACGCTGGACAAGAATCCAGATTCCATTCCTGGTTATAAGATTGCCGAGGGTCGCAAGCGCAGAAAGATCACTGACAGCCAAGAGGCATTCAACCGATTGAGAGAAGACAAACTCATCAGCCAAGAAGACTTTCTCAAAGCGGTGAAGGTATCTGTTCCCCAGATTGAAAACGGCGTAGTGGCTACCACAGGCAAGAAGAAGAGTGAAGCCTACCAAGCTGTGGCCGATTCGCTTGAAGACCTCATTGAAACAACCCACGACCAGCCAAGATTAGTTAAGGAATAAATTATGGAAGAAAAAAGAAAACTACAACCGGGACGCTTCTCCATCACTCAACAGGTGGAGAAGAAGCTGGAGAAACCAAATTACCCTGACTTCAAAGGACTTTGGAATGACGGGGGCAACCTCAAGAGCATATCCTTTTGGGTCAATGGCACTTTTGGCCAGAGTGATTTCAACATCTCTGGGAGCGTGGAACCATTCAAAAGCTACTCCGCGAAGCCAGCCGAGCCAGAGCCGATGCCCCCAGAGGTGAGCAAGAAGAAATTCGCGACCCTGATTGAGAGTCTTGACGAGGGTGAGCCTCCCAAGCCTGTTGAGCAGCCGCCCATTACTGAAGAAGATGACGTTCCGTTTTAGCGGCGAGGAGGATTATGAGCAAAAAAAAGGGGAAGCCCAAAGACCCGAATCCTACGACAGAGGAGTGCAGTGATATAATCCGAGCAATAAGCGAGCTTGCAAATGAGAAAAATGACATTTGCCCCCCTACCTTTGAGATGATGGCAGTGAGGTTTGCTTACTCCTCCATAAAGCTAATGTGGGAGGAAGGCACGCTTGTCTCACCTAGTGGCGATATAAAAGATTACGAACAGCATCTTGACCATTTGCACGCCGAGATGAAGGAGTGCGTTAAAGACCTAGAGTTTATCAAGATGGAAGGAAAGGGGCAATCTAGGTTTCTGGTTGCCTGTCATCCAGATTACTACGAGGAAAATTAACTGATGTCTTGGGGAGTTGACAGTCACGGCTTTATGCAACTAGACCCGTACCTACGGTGCAACTCGCATTGGGTTCGTGACTTCTTCCCCGTTGATGATGCCGAGACACTGAAGGATGCCAACCGCACAGGGGCGTACAAATATCAGGAGATAGTCAAGGTGCTGCCCAATTACACCGAGCGAGAACTTTTGCGGCTCACGGAGAAGGAGGAGTTGCGGAGGGAGAAGGTGCATGGGGTTGGGCGTGAATATGTGAACTGGCGTTGGGTGAGGCGTGAGATTCAAGCAGACGCTAGGGCGCACAGAAAGGAACAAGCAGCACGGCGAAGGGCCAAAGCTTCCCGCGCCAGATACAAGCCGGATGATGGTGTGCTTGGGTACTCGCCCCCTCAACCTAGCTGGGGAGATGGAAGGACTAGTTGGGTAGAGGCTTTTCCGGACACTTGGGATCACCTCGCTTTTCAGGATGTCCTGCTTGTAAAGCAACTCGCGAACCCAAGTAAGAATGACCCCCCGCAAGTGAAGAAGCTGATAGAGAAAATTAAGGTAGCCTTGAAGGTGGAGATGATGGAAGCAACCACGCCGCCGCAAGTCGCCCAAGGCTGGAAGAACTTCTTTGCCGCTCTGGAGGGAATAGCCCCACTCCGCGAGAAGCTGAAAGAAATCACCTATGAAATTTAACCGGCACGCGGGAACCTACGAGCGTAGCCTCCTAGCGCATAAGAGGCTTGGCATCCAACCTCTTGTGTTTCTTAAACGCTCCCTGCGTGTCGGTGTCCTTTGAATGAATGAACGACGAAAACACATTGACCTCTTCAGCGGGATCGGAGGATTCGCAGTTGCCGCTGGCTGGGCTGGATATTCCACCGGAGTCTTCTGCGAGTCAGACCCCTACTGCTGCAAAGTCCTCAAGCGACACTGGCCCGATGTCCCAATCATCCCAGACATCAGAGACTTTGACGGCAGCAAGTGGCGAGGGGCAGACCTCCTCACAGGCGGATTTCCTTGCCAACCTTTCAGTCAAGCCGGGGAGCAGCGAGGCGAGGAGGATGACCGTCACCTCTGGCCTGAAATGTTCAGAGTTATTAAAGAAGCAAGACCCGATTTCGTGCTTGCAGAGAATGTTGCTGGCCTCATCAACATGGCACTCGACGATGTGCTTTCTCAACTGGAAGGCGAAGGGTACTCCACAGGGGCGGTTGTACTTCCAGCTTGCGCCGTCAACGCCCCGCACAGACGAGACAGAGTGTGGATTATGGCCCGGTGTGACAACACGATCCACCAGCCCAAGCGGGAGGGGGTCACACAAAAACCCAAACAGTCCACAGGCAATCAGGGCAGGTTGGAGTCTATACGACAAGGTGATGATGTTGCCCACGCCAGCGAGCAGAGATTACAAGGATACGGGGGTGTTGAGGGCGAAAGTGAGGAAAGACGGCAAGAATCGGGTGGACACTCTGGGGAGAGTTGTCGGAGTGGACGTGGAACATTTAGAGAATCCTGGCTCACTGAACCCAACGTGGGTCGAGTGGCTAATGGGATACCCTCTCGGATTCACAGACTTAAAGCCCTCGGAAACGCCATCGTCCCACAAGTAGCTTACGAAATACTAAAAAGAATATGAAAACAAAAAACAAACAGGAACAAATTAACGAGATTGTCGCGGCAGTGGCAAAGGTAACAGGAGTTAGCGGTGCAACCATGCTCGGCAGATTGCGAACAGATGAAGCTGTGGAAGCTCGGTGGATTGCTTGGCATTACATCCACACGCACATGGGCCTTCAATGCGCCGTAATCGGGCGTAGATGGGGCAAAGGGGTCAACCATGCCACAGTCATCCATGGACTCAAACAAATAGCTTACAGGCTAACCTACGGTCGCGCTTGGGACTTGAGGCCCATGATGGAAGATGTGGCAGAGGTGCTGAAGATCAAGCCGAAGTTGCCCAAGACTCAAGTCAGGGAGGTCGCTTGAATGATTCGCGTGGAAATCAAGATGCCGGTTCCCAGCCTCAATCGGCTCTTTGCATTGAACCCATGGGCGAGGAAGAAGCTAAAGGAGGAAACATTCGTCGCCGTCGCATCCGCATTACTAGCGTGCGAAACAGGTTGCTCGACCCGGATAACCTCTGCGTCAAATACATTATTGATGCATTACGCCACACCAAAGTCATCCAAGATGACACGACGGCGCACATTGAAGTCTACATCAAGCAAGAAAAAGTCAAAACGCGGAAAGAAGAAAAAACGATCATAGAGGTGGAATGACCGAATACGACTTCAGCGAGGACGAGCTACACGATGAGCCGGTGAACAAATGCCCGGACTGCGGCACGATGAGATGGTTTGAAGCTGGGAGCAGCAATATGCTCGCTTGCCATGAATGTGGGTACGATGAAAGGAAAAATGATGAGTAAAGAAACAAGAATGAACATAGCCGAAGTTGACCTGTTGCCCTGCCCGTTTTGCGGGGGCGAACCTGAAATAGACCATCACGAAGACGAGGACGGGGGGAACGGGGATGAGTTTTATATTAAATGTGGGGAGAATTATTGTGTATTTTTGAGTGACGCAACTCCAGAAGGTGTTTGCAATGATTGGAACAGGCGGGATGGCAAATTACTGGTGGAACAAGTGCCGGAAGTGGTTGGCAAATTCAGGATGGCGTACCACAGCACTTATATTGCAATAAACATCTTTGAGGAAATGCGCGAGCTATCGGATTGGATGGCTAAAGTGATGAAGCCGGAGAATAGCGACGAATATCAAACGCACATCAGCGACAAGCAGACGCTTAAAGACCTGTCCTATCAGCTTGAAAGCCTTGGCTGGGTTCGGAAGGAAGATGAAGAAAAGCGGGAGTCTTGAAGAGTGGGAGAACATCGCTCGCCGCGTGTTGGCTGATCCTAACGCCAGCAGGAGTGAAGTGGATAGTGTGCTGATTGGGATAACCAGGAGTAGGGATGAATGGCTAAAAGAAGAACTAACAAGGAAACGAAAGAAGGCGTGGACGGCATAACGCGGGTGGCTTATCCGGTGGATGAAATCGTTGACAGGGTAATGCTTGAGCTAAAGAAGGGTGGGCATTCAAATCATATGTTCATCCAGCGATTTCTGCATAAGCTCTTTGCACCCTCACGGGAACATTATGGTTATAACAGCAAGAGGTGGGAATCCATATCGCGGCGCAGATTAAGCCGCATAATGACGGCAATAGTTGATGACTTGGAATGAAGAATAAAGATTGGCGACTAGCGATAGACCTCCTGCTCGTATTGGGGCTGCTCTGGTTGCTTTATATGATAAGTAAATGACAGCATGACAGATGAATTCAGAGAACATCAGAAGTTCGTTGACAGCTTGGATCAAAGTGCTGATGCGGTCTTTAAATGCGCGAAATACCTTTACGGGAAGGGTATGCAAGTCGCCATTGCGCCCATGTTCAAGTGTAAAGATTGGGAAGACCGCCATAATTGCATGGATGATGGCGACTTGTTCATTCAGCAGCGTATAGAGGTCAAAGGACTCACAGCAGAGTTCACTAATGCCTCAAATTGGCCCTTTGGAGAGGATTTTATCGTGTGTGCGGCCAAAACCTATGACCGCGCCAAGCCAAAGCCCTACGCATACATGATTTTAAACAAAGCACAGACTCACGCGGCTATTGTGTACTGCAAAACACGCCCATATTGGCGTAAAAAGACCATCACAGACCGCCGGTACACTAATATGACCCAAATCTTTTACCTTTGCCCCCTTGAACACATTGAATGGAGAGAATTGAATGAAAGATAAAGACCGCCTATTCCAGTTCCCTTTCTTCCCTGCTGACTTTCTGGTGAGTACCATGCTTATGACTCCGGCGGAAGTGGGGGCGTATATGCGCCTTTTATGTCACTCATGGATTGAGGACGGAATACCCTATAAAAGCAAATCACATATTGCCCGTTTGGCTGGCGTTTCCACACCAAAATTGGAACAAATCCTGATCAAATTTTACATAGACGATGAAAAACGCTTAAGACACCCACGGCTTGAAGCGGTTCGGAAAGAGGTCATTGCCTTAAGAGATAAGCGCGTAAAAGCAGGGAGAATAGGAGGATTGGCAAGTAAGCAATCGTCAACGATTGCTGAAGCAAAGGGGAAGCAAAAAAGCAGCACCGCTCAACCAAGCAAAACAAAACAAAACAAAACAAAACAAACCCCCCTAAATCCCCCCGTTCAAAGTTTAAGCACCGCTGACCGAATAGGCTTGGAACACGCGCAGAAGCTAGTGGCCGAAGAAATTAAATCCATCCTCAACGGGCGATGCCTAGACGCTACCGGCGATGTCATTAGCTGGAATCGGCAGGATGATCCAGACCGACTCCGCGAGCTACGCGATAAGGAAAGGGAAATCAAATCCACGCTGATGAGCTTCTCACCGCGTGAACAACAGCAAGCAGATATCCCTCCTGGTATTGCAGGGATTGCCGAATTACTCGCGAGAGGCAAGAAAGCCTAGGCGCGTATCATTTTGATAGCGATAACGACCACGCCAAGACCAGTTGCAACGTGTGCAAGAGTCTCCAGCAAGGCCATGCCGATTGAAAATAGAGTCCACCCATCCATCATTCCTGTTAGACGGCATTGGGCAGTGTAAGGTTCCAAAGGAATGCCCTTTGCTGGCGCGTAAAGGGGTGCTGTAGGCATTTTGTGGTGGGATGTGTCACATTATGCCTTGGGAGGCTTCAGGACGCTGTGCGGTGGTTGTTTGTGAACTTGTCATTGCTACGCTTGGCACAGCATTTGCAAGTGCCATAATACTTATGGGGGGCTGGCAATGATCCCACCACCGTGCTGCTGTAGTGGACAAATGTATCGTATGTCGTGCCGCCTGTTGCTGAACTTGTCGTGCCACTTATCCACTGTTTGCTTCTCGGCTTTACCCCGTTCAGATTTGATTCGTGAATCTGTGGAATCTTTTTATTGCAGAGTGTAGTCAATCCATCAGCAGTCACATGGACTGCCGATTGAGTGCCGGAACAATTGGAACTCCACTTGCACCACTCCACTTCCCTCATTCGCCGCCACTCCTTTTTCTCATCGGCAGCACGTTCCTTCATTTCCTCCGCATCTATTTCACGCAGCAACGCACATTGTGCTGCATACAGTTGGTCGTGTACTTTATTATCCATTCCTAGACTTTCTTTTTTGCTCCACGGTTAATTCCGCGAACGCCGTCATTATAACATACTCACCTTTTCAAATTCTCCAATCCGCCTCAATCCGCCCGTTTCAGTATCAAAATGATTCAATTCCCTAGGAACCGACTGTGAATAACTTTTGCTTTTTGGCTTTTTCATGGTTCTCACCTTTCACCCGGAAAGGGGCCGGAAGCTCGCGCCCCCGACCCCTGCTAGGAATGGGCAAGCTAGTTGCCCGTGGGAATCATTTTCTCTGCTGCTTTCAGCCAATCTTCTGGTGATTGTTCGCGAGCTTGCTCAAGCACACCTTTCCCGCCATGGAAGCAATACAGGTAGTACCTCGCCCAACCCTTGAAGAAATCATTGCTTTCATTGGCTAATGACTCAAAAAACCATGAGTTATCTTCACCCTCTACCCAACCATCCTCAATTTCCCAGTTGCCATCTTCATCCACTGAATGATGCTCTATTTTTCGCCTTCCCGCGTGACGCTTTAAGATGAGCGTGTAAGCGACCTTGTGCCATTGCCGTTCGCAATCCTTTTCCCCGCAACAATAAACGTGCCAATCACCTGCCTCTTGGTCATCCCAGCAGAAATCACCATCCGGTGCGTGTTCAAACAATTCCTCAACCTCCCACGCCTTGGCGCGAGGGTAGTTGTCAATCCTTTCCTGCACCTCGGCAGCACGTTTCATCTGCTCTGGCGAGCGTTCGGGTGGATCAGGCTCATACTCAAACAGTTTCGCGTGTTCCAGCCTGATCTTTTCATCGGGCCAATCCTCGCACCCTCTAAAATAATCTGCTGCTGCTTTGTTCATGGCATAGTCGCCGCCTAAATCAGGGGCAAGCTCATGCTCTGTGAGTTGAGCGCAAATATCGTCACGCATTTCCTCCATTGATGTGGTTTGTGTTTTCATAATAGGAATGGGCAAGCTAGTTGCCCGTGGAATAGTCAATCAATTCATAAATGCCACAGCCAACTTCCTCCATCAATTCTTCCTCCGGGATTTGAATAAAGATTAGCTTTCCCCCCGGCTTTTCCGAGCAAACACAATCCAAGATGTATTCCGGCACACTCATGCTTGCCTTCTTCTCGGAATGAGGTGCTTTTGGATAGTGGACAGTACGAAAAACACTCCGCCCGATCACTGTGATGCCGTACCAACCAAGCACCGAGTTTACGTCTTTATTTTCAATTAGCCTGAATGTTCTTTTCATATCAATTCCCCTTTTCTGTTTAGCTTTGCGCCGGTTATAGTTGAGTTATCCAATTTTATGCCGCGATAGGTCACGGTGTACCAAGCACCCTCGCGAATGCGTTTGACTCCCGCGCTTTTCAGTAAATCACGCGAGTCATAGTCTGCCTGTATTTGTATTTGTGTTTTCATAATTCTTCCCTGACCTAAATATGGGTAGTCCGTTGTCATACTAGGGTCTTCCCTTTTGATATTTTGTTGTCGTGGTGATTAAGTCGTTTCAGGATTGCCAGCCTTGTCTCCGCCTCAATCCCGTCAAGGAATGCTTGCGAGACTCGCGGTTTACCTTTAGGCGAATTGGCAAGGGCAAATGCCTTTACCTGGCGTTTGTTAGTTAACGAGGGCATCGGTTTTTTAGGTATTCAGCTTGGCCTTGCAATGCGCGAAAGTATTCACGCAAGATAAGAATGGCAGCATTTCGCGATATGCTGAAATGATTTGCCAATTTGCTCGCCAGATTAGGCGCGAAAGGAATCCCGCCTTGTTTGTTAATGAATTGAATATGATCGTTTTTCATAATGTTTTAATGGGTTAGTTGATAAAGGTTTGCGTTTTCAAATTGCTTATACGCGAGCGAATACGCGCAGTAAACGTCTTGCGTCAAGGGATGGTAAATAATCCAATCGCCCGGCTGAATACGCAAGCCCGTTTCGTAGCAATGGCCGGCAAAGCGTGCGCGGATTTGGCGGGGATCAGTGGCAAGTTGTTGGGTTAGCATTGGCTTGCCTTTCTCAATTTTTCGTTAAATGGTTCACTTGTATGCCCGTTAAGGTTTTCAATGAAAAACTGATCCTGCCCATTGCCCAACAAGCCTTTCCCAAAGGAAAGGCGGCACATTGTGGGAGAATGTGCATGGCCTTTTATGATTTCCAAAACAGTTGCCAAATCCCACACATAACCACGCTGTTCCCCGGCCCAACGATATGCCCAAAGGCTTTGCCCTTTTAACGGGGGGGAGGTCAATGGTTGGGAGTTTACAGGCGGTTTTTCAAGGTGCTTGAAATGCTCCCGGTTATTCAATGCGTCTTTGATTTTCATGCGCTTGCCTCCAATTGATTCAAGAATGCGCCAACCATGGCCGATGCAATTTCCCTTTTGGCTTTCATTTGACCGCCTGCAATAATGGCTTCCAATCCTGTGCGCCCGTCTCCATATGGATTATCTTTCAAGCTGAATCCATTTTCCTCCGCGTAATCATTGCAATATTGCAAGTTATCACGATGACTAGACAACCAGGAGAGCAGGTTGCTGGTGTAATCATCCGCCGTAAGTTGCAAGTTTTCCAGTAATTCACTTGGCGCAATATCATCATGCAAAATCTTTTGCCGGATATCGCTGGCGATTGAATCGCATTGCTGATAAATCCAATCATCACACAAGCGCAATTCATAGCCGTCATGGTGAGCATCTTTCACCGCCTCCTGTATCCAATCCGGCGAGCCATCTTTTAGCGCATGAAATGTGCCGCCAGATTGACGCTCGCGTGTTTCAAATGATCCGGCGAGAATATCCGCCAGCGATTTAGCTTGGTTTATAGTTTCCATTTTCCTAGTCTCAATCCGCCTTGGAGCGTGTTAACCCACGTTTGCCCGTTGTTCTTATCCTAGCCAGCGGGCATCCAAGGCACTTTGCTTGGCTAGGTTTGTGGTAATCCCACATTCCCGCCCTCGCAACTTGCAAGGGCGGAGTGTAGGATTAAGGGCGCACTGGCATTAACACGCCGCGTGCCATTCCATTGCGTATTTCCACGGGATGCAAAGGGTCTATTGTTTTTCCGTTCCCTCCGCCTTGCAAGCGCAAGCGGATTGTCGCCCTATTTTGATCGCATCCCACAGCTTGCGCCAATTCAAATAACATTTTTGCATCTAATGTTATTTCCCCATATTCAGCATCTTTCCAATCCGGCATAATTTGCCGCCAGTTTGGATATGGCCGCGTATCTTCTGGATAGGGGAAAGTTTCCCCACTTCCAATAAGGATTGCGCCATTCATTTGAATGGTGGATTGTTCCACGCGCTTGCCGCCAACCTTACGCGCTTCTGTAAATACCTTTGCGGGCAATATCTTTTCATCACGGAAATCATCACAATCTTCAATGTCCACAGGCACGCTCGCCAGCATTCGGCCATCTGTAGCAATGGCACGCGCTTGGGCATCATGTTTTTTATCAATGCACACGTTGGAAATATGTTCACGTGTTTTATCTTTTGAAACGATCTTTTCCAGTTTGTATTTTTTATCAATCTTCATTTTTTTATCCTAGTCTTATTGTTTTTACTAATCACACAAGGCAAACACCAGATTCCTGGTATTTGCACAGTGTGATTACATTAATAATTCCCGCCTTTCCTCCTCCAATCCTTCCCATGTTGAAACCTTGCCGCATTCCAAGCAAGTTGACTTGCCGGTTTCATTTGCCGGATCACCATTGCCTTGCCGCCTTTCATGCGTGCAAAAGCCTTTCCGGTTTAACTGTGATATTTGCCGCGCCTTGCTTTCAAATTGCAAGGTCAACAAATCCGCGTCATTATTTGGATTAATCATTATTCAGCCTTTCTTATAACGTGCGCTACATATTCGCAAACGTCGCCGCCTAATTGTGTGGCGTCATTTGTCCATGAAAAGTATTGTTCCCCGCAATCCACAAAGCTTGGTTCGCTTTCACTTTGTAAGAATGAATCCACCGTTTGCAATTCGCTTTCCTCCAATCCGCTTGAGTCGCCATTGATTAGATAGCTTGCCCAATAGGCTGGTAGTTTATATGTGATAGTTTCAATTTTCATAATGAGTTTGTTTCCTAGCTAACTTGAGTTTCCTAGTCTCACACTTTGCCGCCAGCATTGGCGACACAAAGAATCTACACTCTACACGCTATTGCGCAAGGGTTATTTTCACATATTGCAAAGTATTTTCAGGCAATTCACGGGTAAATGTGATATATTGTGGCAAATGGTGAATAATGAGCTTGTTTGCCCCGTCCCTGTTAGCTAAAAACCTATCCGCTTTTATTTATGAGTGTGAAGATAACAAACAAGAGACCGCCAAGCGTAACCAAGGTCGGCCGCAAGCCAGCCATAAGCAAATTGACTCCTGAAATGGTGGAAACAGCTTGTGAAGCTTTTGAACTTGGCATGTCACAAACTCGCGTGGCAAGACTGCTGCAGATTCCAGAGTCGACATTTTCCAAGCTTCTCAAGAGAGATGAAGAGGCTGTGCAGGTTCTCCTTTCCTCTAAAGAGAAAGGCGTTAAAAAACACCTTGCCAACATTGCCCGCCATAGCGAGAAGCAATGGCTGGCATCAGCCTGGTGGCTGGACAGAACGCAACAGGGTGAATTCTCACAGAAAACCAACAGAACCGGAGACAGTTCAACAGGTTCGGTATTGATTCAGCTTGTGAAGAATGTGACAGGCAAAGCTCAAGAGTCCACAAAGAAAGCCACCGTTGACGTTTGAACCCTATAAACGTGGACTGCGCTGTGGTTCTCAAAACCAATGCGCGACCCACCCGCCACCGTACCACCCCCACCCCCCTGCGG